ACACAAACTAACATGCCTGTGCCGCAATGGCACAGGGCAAAGGAGACTATGGGTGCCACGTCGTGGTTCCTTCTCCGGCGTGCGAAAGCACGTTCCAATCGGCTGCCGGTGAAGTTCAACATCGCAGCGAAAGTCGGCGTCCCTGCTAAACCGCAGAAGGAGTACGCCAGAGATTTGCGCCGGGACATCCTAGGTCCCCTTATCGATGCGCACATCCCTGTCGTTCCTGACGGTTCTAGGCAAAACTTGCTCTCTGCTTTTGACAAACGCTGTAATTACCACAGCGCAAAGAGAGTCGACCCCGAGGTTATCGCAGCGAGTTTGAAACTACTCGACCACTTGGCCCCCGAACGGTGGGATCCCCTCGTCCACGATCGTGCTTTGTTCGAAGAATGGAATGCTCAATTTCCTGACGCCAAACGTCAGAGGCACGTGCGTGCTTATGCGCACGTTGCTGAGTTAACTAGCAAACAATTTTCGGACAAACAGATTTTCGTCAAAGTGGAAGCACTGTTAAAACGCCACGACCCCAGGTGGGCCCCGCGTATCATTTACCAGTCTTCCGATCTGCACAACGTGGTTCTGGGCCCTGTCATGTGGAAATGTACCAAGCGCATGTTTTCCGCCATGGAGTTCACCCCTGGTAAGACCTCGTTTATGGGGGCTTACGCTAAGGACAGTGAACACCTGGTTGAACGTATACACCGCCATGGTACCAAAGATTCGGTTTATCTCGAGTCTGATTTTTCTTCCAATGACATGACACAGCTTGAGGATGTCCACCTCTTGGAAATGCTCTGGTTGCAGCGTTTCGGCGCTCCGACGTGGATTACGGCTTTAATGCATGTGGCCAACAAGTTCAAGGCCACATCGCACAAACATAAAGTTCGTGCCACTGTTCGGAATCAGCTGCCGACAGGCGCTCAATCGACAACTTTTCGCAACTCCCTGTGGAACGCGTCGATATACTCTTGTTTTGCAATGCGGATGGGTGTGGCTTCTGACACTCTACTCCTCGGTGATGACAATTTGTCTCGTATTGACGAGGCTTGCACTTTCAAACGCCAGGCTTTGCGACGTGCTTTCGAGCACGTCTGTCGCTTAGCTGGTATGCAAGTCACCGTCAAGATAAATAAACACCTAAGTGAGTGTGAGTTTTTGTCAAAGCACTTCATCCCGGTTGGTTCTTCTTTCGTGATGGCCCCAAAATTGGGTAAGGCTATTGCCAGGTTCAACGTGCGCGCTACCAGCAATGAGGCTGTCCCTGACCGCGAGTATATCGCGGGCAAGGCGCTTTCTTACGCGTACGAGTTCAGGCATGTGCCGCTGATCAGTCACTTGTTTCTCACGAAATATGCTTTGGCTGACATACCTAATCCGTCATTCGATAGCTTGGGTTGGAACGCGCGTGGTGCTTTTCTGCGCCACGGCATAGATGGTGTCATTTCTCGCATCGAAAGTTGTTTAACCGCAACCTACGATGACGTCACCGTCTTTTATCACACGCGTTACAACCTGCACGCTTTCGAAGTCAAACGGGTCGTCGCGAAAGTCCTTTTCGGGGACCACCACTTGCAACAAGGTGAATTTGGAAACCTCCATGTCGACTTTGTTTAGTTATGGTTCCCCGGCCAATCGGATGTCGCGTTGTCATTAAC